TCCATTTAAATTTCGGTATTACTTCAATACCGATAGACATCAGAAAGATTACAATCCCCCAGAAAGAAGGCGCTGACAATCCGATCTTCAACAAAAACTCCTGAAATGTCATTGGAGTTCCCTCCATTAAAAGTCTTCATATGACTTCCATTTTGAATTATTTCCGTAGTTTACTATCAGTATATGCAAGAAGATCCTTCTCCAGCTTACGGATAAGATCTTCTTCCTCCCAATATGCTACGCGATTAATTTTTCTTTGGCGTTCATCATTAATCAGAGAACCGCCAATCATATAGTCAACGTGGTCTACAATATTCGGCTTTAAATTCCGAATAGACATATCCGGATGCTTCTCAAACAGGAAAAACTGAAAGAAATCATCATCATGCTTGTTCCTGAGGATTCTATTACGATACTTTGCCTGCGGACGCTTTATTACATCTGAGTAAAACCAGTAAGCACATTCGGCAGCCAGATCATCTGGGATCCGGATACACTGAAAACTGTACCAAAGTTCCTTAACAGGCTGTACTCCGGTCTTCAAAAAATCCGGTCCCCAATCTCTGATAACAGCTCCGCAGACAACTCCTTCGTTAAATTCACGAGTGGTTTCTGCAAATTTACTGCTTAAAAGAACATCATCCTGAATGTGCCATGTGCCACCATCAACAGGATGCTCTCCGCAATAGCGTATGGAATCCATAAAAGAAAAGAGATTTCCTTTTCTTTTATAGTCACAGTAAATGACGATTTCTTCTTTTGAAATTCCCTGTTCCAACATGGCTGGAATGATGAAATCTTCAACATACCACAGTCTGGATGGAACACAATGAATCATGTACCTCATGGCAAACTCCTGACATCATTCCATTCCAGTTTTTTATAATGCTGAACAATCGGTTTGGAAGTATACTTTCGGTCAGTCGCAAAGTGGTAAATCTTAGGATCCTCGGTTTCTTCCGTATAATTATTTGAATTATAAATCGACGGAAGGGACAAAATATGTCCTTTACAAAGAAGATTCAGACAGTCCTGATCCGGGAAACGGTATCGGTCTTTATTCAGAGACACAATGACTCGATCATCCATCTTGTCTTCTCTGAACTTCTCAAGATTAACCATCATAACCCCGGCATTAATATAAATACCATCCGGTTTACTCTTAATCGGTTCGTGAACTCCGGCAAGATAATAATCCGTCATATCCAGATCCCACAACTCATCGATACTATGATTTACAATCGTATCAACATCAAGGGATAAAATTCTGTCATACTCCGGAAAGATCTTCGGAAGAACCGCTCTCATTAAAACCATCCAGGTCCACAATCGATAGACGTTAATGCCGTTTTTATTAAACCAAATCTGTTCAGATACATCCAAACACCGAACATAATCTGGAAGCCTCTCCGGAAATCTGGGATCCTCTATCAGAAACCAGATAACATCGACGCTTGAATTCACGGCAAGCGACTTTGCTGCGGTTACCATGTCTGAATAGAGGTTTCTCGTCCCGGCATATACCGCAGCTTTCATGTTTCCTCCGATTAAACTTTTAGCAAAGCTTTCCAGGTCTCAGGTCCGATCTCTCCATCGACCTTAAGACCTTTTTTCTCCTGAAAATCCTTAATTTTGTTTGTCATTTCCTTACCGAAAAGCCCGGTGATCACAATAGTATAACCCCAACACGCAAGAGCAGACTGAGCAAGCTTCACATAAGGACCCGCTCCATCTTCTGTATCTTCTACCAAAATCGGAAGATTCAGAGCATTTCTCGGAACCGTTTCCTCTTTCTCACTTGGACTTGGCTTTGGTTCCTCTTCCTTTTTTAGCGCCTTTTCTAGAGCATCCCATGTTTCATCACCTACGATTCCATCAACGGTAAGATGATTTTCAATCTGAAATCTGCGTACTGCGGAATATGTATTCGCTCCGAAATCGCCGTCTGCACCATCGGGTCCAACACTGAAACCTAGCTCGATCAGCATTTCCTGCAGCTTTCGGACAGAATCTCCGCGGGAACCCTGTTTCAACATTTCACGATAAACAACAGGCTCTTCCGGAATATCCGGAACTACAGTATTTGCAGCAAGTTCCCATTTCGGCCTGCCGTAACCGGCAATAACCTTATTCCCAATATTGTAGTTCCGTCTCGCGACCATGTCAGAAGTATTACCTTCAATCGTGGTAACCGTATCACCGTTTATCTGTTCAACGATTCCTGTGTGACTGTACTCTCCAGCAGAATAGGTAAAGAAAATTTGATCGCCGGGCTGCGGGCTATTTGTTACCCACCGTCCAGCGCTTTTATAATACTGTGCAGAATAAAGACAACCTGCTCCTGCAGAACCTGTCGGTTGACAGATCATGTTTCTGCCGAGAGGATCTCCAAAGCATTTAAAGAACAGCCAATCGACAAATACATCGCACCATGCGTAGCCATTCTTTCCTCCGTTATACCAATTTGTCCTATCAAGTTCTCTGGCATACTTAGTCCAATTTGCTCCGCCGGCGTTTGCGTCCTTATCCTCAAGATTCGCATTGGAAGCTTTTTCACGGTACCCGATTTCGGATCTGGCAAGATCAAGAACCTTTTTTACAGCTTCCTGTTTTGTCATACCGCTCACTTCCTTCTTTGAGCCATTTTGATTAGAAAATTTGCGATACCATTCCTGGGCATAACCGTACCGCTCAATCATGTTGTTTGTCTTCTCTGCGGGGTTTTCCCAGGTATTCAGAAGTATCCAGGTAAGATTCTCAAGATCATGGCTTGTTAAACACTTATTCCAGATACCTCCGAAGAATGACTTCATCTCATAGAGAAGAAAACCGATCTGTGTCTCAAGATCTGCAATAGACTTTCCACGAGACTTGAAATAATTCAGGAAATTCTGCTTACGACTTCGTTCCGTCCACTGCGCCAGTCCAAACCCAGCAGCATCGTTGACAAAATTTGTGTAAGTTCCGTTGTCCACAGCATTCACATACTGCCAGTCGGTCATTCCAAGAGAGTTATTTCTGGAATCCTCAAGATTCTCAGGTTTAAAGAGGCTTTCCTTTTGGATCTGTGCCAACAGAGCACAGGCAGCCTCAATTGTGAAGCCTGCTGCCCTGACTCGTTCAAATATCGTTTCAGGTACACCCATAAGCAAGCCTCCATTCTTTCAGTTATTTCTCCCCGTCAACTTATTCGCTATCTGCCGATACTGTTCAAACTGAGCCTGAGTCATTTCGCCGTTCTGAATCTTCTGGCGGACGATCTGTTCAGGAGTCATTCCGGTCGGGGAGATCTGATTAGCAAGGTTCTGAAGGGCAGACCGTAAATCAAATCCGCCGATAGGACCCTGCTGATTCTTTTGAAACGAAGTGAATAATGGATTCATACCGTCCACCTCACTTCAGAAGATCCGCAAGCTTTTCCGTTATTGTATTCACCGAATCGGTAAGCTTGTTGAACTCTTCACGGGTAACAGAACTATCCGTTGATACCGGTTGAGATTCGGCAGGTTTCGGGTCTTCAAAAGTATAGCTCAACCTCCTTAACGGTTGAGTAATTCCGTTGAGATCCGTCTCACGAATATAGAACATTGATTTATTCTTATCTCCGAAGAGCTGCTGCCAACCTCTTCCAGTCGGATAGTTGTTAATCTCAGCCTCATTATTCACCCAAATAATGTTACTCTGCGGAATAAAAGACTGTGGCGCAGGCTGTGATGCCGGTGCAGTCGGAGTAGGAACTCCGTAAGGCGTGGCATAAGGATTCACTCCATACGCATTGAAACTGTTACCTCCAAAAATTCCAGCCATGTGGTTATTCCCCTTTCATCCAATAGTAGATTGGGATCTCATTTCCAGAGTCCCAGGTGTCGTAGTAGTCACCTTCTACTATCGCGACTACATGCTGGTCGAGCGCCAGCAAGTACCTTCCGAAAGGATGATCCGAACAAAAATCCTTAACCGAATAACAATCAGGGCAGCTGTTCGGAATGATATGCCTCGTGTACCCGAGACGCCTGAGATAAGCGCCCCACGTGGAGTTTCCGGAAGGCATGTCTTTCTTGAGAAAACCTTCAAACGCAGTCCCTGCATAGACCGCGTCCCAATCCTGTTCCGTCAGTTTGCTGATTGCACGAATCGTACAGTCTCCAACTAAACGGCCGGCTGGGTTAGGATTGTAATAGACGAACATGAAATCAGTATCCTAATTCGGCCACGTCATTCAGTTCCCATTCGAGTTCCTTAATACGGTCCTGATATGCAGTAAGGACCGAAGAACTGATGGTCGAAGTGTCAAATACCGTCTTGACTTTCAGGTAAATATACTCTTTTAGTTCTTCCTGATGCCCGCAGCCTACGAAATCGTCCCAGACTGCAGTATCATCGAAGATCTTAAACGGCCGCTCAGGGCCAACACCAAGACGGCATAGTCTTGAAAAAGCAGCGTTTATATGAACAATCAGCTGCGGATCGAAATGCTCGTAATCCTCATCAGGTCCGATCATGCTGCGGATAGTTTTCAAGATGCTGGTCTGTTCAGCCATTTTGAATTCACCTACTTATGGCTCATTAAATAATCAACAAGAATCATACCAGCCGATGCGGCTGAAATAGCACCTAAACCACCTAATACAGCTTTAGTATAATCTCTACCGGTCTTAGTATTTGCTAACGATTCTAGTTCTTTTACTTTAACTTTTTGACTTTCTACTTCTTTAAGAATCTTTTGATACTCTTTATTCTCAGAAAGAGCCTTCTTATAAGCCTTATCAAATTTATTCCAATTAGCATCAATCTGTTTATCAGAAAGAGGCTTATTTTTCTTGTAATCCCAAGAATCCTCGGCGTTGAGTCTAAGATCATGAATGTCATCACGATACTCAGTATCGATCTCAAGACGAGTTTTCTTCTTATTTAATTCACTAAGTTTACTTTTCTCAGCATTAAGATTCTTTCTTGCTTCGACTATATTTCTACGTTTACCGGCAGCAGTCAAAGTACCATCAGGATTCTGGAATCGTCTTACTCCCCATTTCTGGCCTTTAATACCATGATGGTAAAGTTCACTCTCGTAATACATCTCTCTCATCTCCAAGGAACCATATCGTTCGGCCTACGAATCGTTGGTTCAAATACTTTCAGCAAAGACCGATCTCCGTAATGAATCGCTCGATGCGTATTATCTGAAGTCGCTATGACATACTCTGGATTCATCAGAAAATCGGTTGAATGAATAATGTCGTTCTTATCGATTGGGTTCATGTGGTGAATTGTAATAATCTCTCCATTTAGAAATGGCCGATCTCTGCAAGCCAAATCACAACCAAGATCTCTAGCAATAATCTGTCTTCTGAACTTTCGCCATTCATTCGAAGTGTAGAAGTCCTGGTTAATCCAACGGTCGTAGCCAAAGGTGTCTTCTCCAACTCGCCCTGGTAGCCGAAGATACTCATAGCGTTCTTCAAACGTCGGGATCTCCATTAACTCAGTATAGGTCCGGATCATCTTCATCGATCTCCAATCCGATACCAGCTCCGGAGTAACGCCGCATTGCCTCAATGGCTGCGCCATAAAGTTCTTCAACTCTCTTTGCAGATTGAAGAGCTTCAGTCTTTGCTTCCATCAAAGCGATCTTCTTTTGATTCAATTCGCGTTCAAGCCGCTCTTTCTGAGTGCCAAGACGCAAGATAGCAACGGTTTCGGCAGATGTTGCCGTTCCATTGCGCAATCTTTCCTCCACAAGGTCATACGCCAATGAAATCAGTTGATTCTCTCTCGCCTCCGGTGTACGTCCGGGATGAGACGAGGAGACTTTAGGCGCTTCCCTATTGACTTTCGGGCGTCCCATACCCACTTCACTCCCTTAAACGTATACTTTCGGTCAAGTTTCATATGGTTTTAGATACCTTTTAAAGAGGCATGGGAGAGCTTAGCTCTGAAAAATAAAACCATGGTACTCTTGAAAGGAGAGTGGTGGAGAGCGGACAAATCAGGAGGGAGGAGGTCAAACATGAAACGGCACGTGGCTTTCAGATAAAAGAACCCATGCCCCTGTAAAAAGTATCTAAAAAATATCCCTCCGGAGAAAAGTTTAGG